ATGGCTGGAAATTTGCCGCACATTGCGCGGGTATTTATTGGGGCTGGGTGAAAGTTGATCCCGGTCCGCCGCCGGAAAAGGCTGAATGAAGCAGAACGGGAACGGCCACAAAGGCACGCCGCGCGCTGGTAAAAAGAGCTATTCAGTTCATATTGTGGCGCAGGCGCTGGCCATGCTCGTTGCCGGTGAGTCCGTGCAGGCTGTCGCCGATAAACTTGGGATACCTAAACAGAATATCTCTAGGTGGAAAGAGAACTTACCCGTACAACTGGGACATATTGGGACGAAAAGAGAAGTCATCGCCGATCTGGTCGGCCAGAATATCGAATCAATCTTGCGCGCCAATCTCGTGCAATTGAAGGTCGCCTCGGATGAAGAATGGTTACGCAAGCACACGCCAGACAGCCTCGCCATCCTTTATGGCACAATTTGCGATAAGGGATTTCGATTTTTCGAAGCAGCCGCCCGAGCAGAGCAACAAGCCGCCGGATTCCTACCAGCCGCAGACGGCGACGCCACGTCAGAAACTGTTTCTTGAATGTGAGCATAGAGAAGCGTTTTATGGCGGCGCCGCAGGCGGGGGCAAGTCGTCAGCGCTACTTATGGCGGCGCTTGAACATGTCCACGTTCCTGGCTATTCCGCATTGCTGCTACGCCGCACATTTCAAGACTTATCGAAGCCGGGGGCGTTGCTTGATAGGGCGCGCGAATGGCTGGCTTCATCCGGCGCAAGGTGGAACGAGCAGAAAAAACAGTGGCGCTTCCCGTCCGGCGCGGTTTTAGCGTTTGGTTATCTGGTAAATGAATCAGACATCTATCAATACCAAGGTGCCGAATACCAGTTCATCGGCTTTGATGAGCTTACCCAATTCACAGAGCGACAATACACGTACCTCTTTAGCCGCTTACGTAGATTGGGACGGCACGATGTACCTCTTCGTATGCGATCGGCTAGTAACCCTGGCGGGATCGGGGCGGAATGGGTACAGCAAAGATTCATCCCTGATGACTGGACCCCGGATCAAGGTAGAGAGTTAGGCGTGGTTGAGAAGGATGGAAGGGCTTTTGTTCCGGCGAAGTTGGTTGATAATCCCTATTTAGATCAAGCCTCCTACGAGCAATCGCTGAGCGAATTGGATGATGTCACCCGCGCGCAGTTGCTGGAGGGTGATTGGCAGGTTCGGGAACGTGGCAACATCTTCCCAATGTTTGAAGACGGGCCGTTAAGCCGACACGTTATAACGTGGTCAGAGTTTGAGCGGGTCTACAAGCAACGTCAGATCCCTTCCCACTGGCGCCGCGCGATTGGCCACGATTGGGGAAGCACGGAAGGACACCCGGCGGTTGTAAGTATGATTGCAAGGTCAGCAGGCAATTCAAGCATCCCCGGCTTGTATTTCCTTTATTGGGGCCGAACGTTCAAAGGCGCGCTGGTTGATCATGTGGCCGAGGTGATTCAAGCCGAAGCGACCAGCTATCAAGGCGCCGTTGAGCTGTGGCGGATGAGTCACGAGGCGAAAAGTGAGCGCGACACTTACGCCGTCAAGTTTCGTATGCCATTTCAGGCGATGAAAAGCGGCAAAACTGAAGGCATCGCGCAGATGCGGCATATGTTGAGGCTGAGGGATTTGGAAAGGCCGCATCCGTTTAAACCGCAGTTAAAGGGCCGTCCGTTGCTTTATCTTGTCGTCGCTGATGATGAGATGGTGAATCCGAAGACGGACGCGGGATTGGCAAGGCATAGAGGCGAGTTTTCAGCATACAAGTATGCTGACACCCCGCCGACGCAGCAGAGAGGCCAGTCTATCCCCGTCCCCTACAAGTGGTATGACGACGCAATGGATTCATTGCGGGGCATATTCGCGGAATGGGGACCGTCTGTTAAGCCGAAGACGTTGCAGGAAGAGATTGAAAGCCGCCTCCCTGAATCCTGGCAGGATGAGCATTTGAGAACACTTCCGCCACCTGTCGCGCAGGGCTATTACGACGCGAGGCGGGAGACGGTGGAAGAGATCAAGGAAGAATTGATGAAGCGGCGAAGGCCGGCGACAAGAGACAGTGAATTGGTTGAGGATGTTGTGGGGGATGTGGGCGATATATTTTGAGCGGATATTGCAAAAGATGCGCTATGGGCATCTACGGAGGATGGAGCGGAATCGGCTTCAGCGCGATCGGCGTCATGCCCGCCCGCCCAGCTATCAGGCTAAACCTCGCTTGAGCGACGCTGAACGCGCGCAGTATCTAAGCGATGCCCAATTACAGAAATTATATGGGTGGCCAAAAGAGCTGATTGCTGCGCTTGGTAATCCCGATGATTATGAACAATGGGGAGCGCGCACGGAATATTTATACAGAGTCCAGAGGGTAGAAGCGTTTCAGGAAGAAAATGCAGGACTGATCTAAGGAGACATATGAGGGCAAGAGTTTTAACACACGGTGAATATGAGAAGTTGTTTGAGAAGGCGACGGGCCGCGATTTGGGAGATGTTTGGACGCACGCGCACGCTGATGCTGTGGCTCAGATGAAGCAAGTACATCGCTTGTTGGCCGAAGGGCGCCACGTTGAGGATCTGACCCCTGGTGAGCAGGTACTGGCAAAGGCGTTCGACGGTATCAGAGTGGGGCAGATAGGGAATAGTTACGGCTGGGAGCCGTGCATTGAAGATGTCGATGTCGAACCCGCCGACGAATCACCGGCCCCGAAGCCGAAGAGATCGGGGAAATAGTCTATGCCGGCCGCTTACGAGGCTATGCGCGACAAGCTCGCTAGCGAGGGAATGTCTTACGATGCCGCGCAGGGAAAAGCAGCGCGGATTTATAATTCTAAACATCCTAACGCGCCGGTGACTGGCAAGCACCGTGCGCGCAAGAAAACCACGCCGCACATTTTGAGTTACGGCAAAAAGAAATAGGAGAAAGCCATGGCTTTAGCGCATGAAGAATTTCGCAATCACATCGGTCGAGGGCTGAGCGAAGCCAACCAACTGATCGATTACGTCGGCTCTGGTACGTTCGTTTCTGCCGTTACCACGGTTGACGGCTGGAAAGCTGCGGTAAGGGCTCAGTTCGCGCTCGCCACAATCCACGAAACGGATAAGGCGCTGGGTGAGATCGCGTGTCGCCACGTTGACAACCTCAAAGCGATGGGGATCTACGGCGACACTGAAGCCGCCGCTTCTAACACAACCGCCACATGGGAGGCGCAATTTACCGCGCAGGATGGCACGTTCCCGGCCAACTACCACGGTTCTCGCGGCTAGAAATGCTTTTACCTCTCTCTTGTCTCTCGTTCGTTGTTGTCGCCTTCGCGTTCTGCGTCTGGTTTCTCGTTAAAGACAGAAATTTCTGGCGCAACGAGTACCGGGCGCGGAATCAGAAGGCGGAAGAACGCGAGGCGCATCTGTTTGATCAGATGCTGAGGCTGAAAGGCTTTCGTGCGACGAGCGAGCCAAACGCGCCGGCTCCGCACGTTCGCAAGGCTTCTCTTGACCCCGAAGAACTGGCGATCATTGAGGATCGCATCAGCGAGCGGGTTGAAGCCGGGATAATGAAACCGAGTGAAGGTTTTGCCTGGGCGAATCAGTTGAGAAATGGAAGCGTCACACCTGCGCAGATTGATCAGATTCTATGGCAGAAGCGCGACCACCCCGGCAGCGTTGCGGATATTGATTAGTGGAAACACCCAACTTCGCACCGTCGCAGGAACTCGAACAGAATAAGAAGCAACAGGCGTTTGTACGGAAGGACCCTGTTGACTTCTTTTCCGCATTGCGGGCCGAGATGCGGAAAGAGGGCGAAAGTGAAGAGTGGGTCAATCGGCTTCTGGCCAGCCAGAAAAACGAATACTACTACCGCGGCTATCAGCGGCTGCGGAAGGCCGATATAGGCAACAGTTGGCGGCCATTGCCGGGCAAGCCTGTCCATTTCACATTCAACGAATTTCAATTCTGGACGAACGTAAACGTTGCGAAATGGATCGCATCGAGGGTTGATTATCGTTTCTCGGGCCTCGGCGACACGCCCGATCAAGAAATGGCGGCGCTGAAACTGAGGAATATTGCGTCCCACTACGACGACAAGTATTGGAAGAGAAGCCGCGTTATAGATGCTTCGAAGGCCGCGCAGTTCACAGCCTATCTAATCGCCTACATTTACTACGATCCCGAGGCTGAAGCGGGCAAGGCTTATAGACCCGTTACGGATAGAAAGCCGGTCAAACTCGGGAATGACGCCTATCGCTGCGTTGACTGTGGGTACGTCGGGGAATTGGAGCCCGGACAGCCACAGCAATGCGCGCAC